AGCTTGCATAACGAGCGAAAAGTATGTCTTCCTACGAGGAATCACTGCCTGACATGTGATATCCGTGTGAACGGCGTAGAACCAGTGGGTGCGGTGTCCAGAAACAGGTGACCAGTCTGTGTCTAGATGACGCGTGCCGACAGTGAGTAGTCGACAGAGAGGATGGTGGTGACGAAGGGAGCAGCACTGGCCCATCCGGTGCCTGATGGGAGTGCGGCGAACTCGTGGAGATCGGAAAAGTCGGGCTGACAGAGACGATAGCGACTGAGGAGATCTTCGTCGTGGAAGTGGAGTTGTGGTGCAGCTGTCGGATCCAGCTTGTAGCGCAGGTTGTTGCGCACGATAATAGCGTGTTTGTCTGGAACGTTGGGACGTCCAGTGGCATCTTTGAAACGGTCGATGATCGGAGCGGTGATGTTCGGGTAAATACCGGACAAAAGAGCATATTGAAATATACTCGATCTACTCTCGATGGAATCTTTGGCGCGACCAGGAAGGTCACCGTGACAGGTGCCAGAGGCCCTCAGGAAAATACCGAAGTTAGGGACTGGTTGATAGACGCCATTAACGTCAAGTGTGGGTGAATGTTTGAGAAACTGAACGTCAGAAATCTCGTGACAGCGCTCTTTCTCGCTGAAACCGGTGACAATGTAACCGGTCTCAGCAATGAAGCGGGTGAAAATGGATTCCCACTCGGTTTCGGGTGGGTCCTTCTGGATGATGTAATGGACGGCAAGAGCACACTGCCGCGCAATCAGAAGGTTGGCGATGTTGTTGACGACTGTTGTGAGTGTTGACCCTGAGAAGAGGCGAGTTCCGTCGAAGAACCCTTTAATCTTCTGTTTCTCCCCTTTCACACTAGTCTGCATCCGAATAGGCAGACGTAATTGATTGAGGAGTCTCTCCATGTCGTCGCGGAATTCGACAGGAGTGTAAGCAAGGAGTGAGGAGAAGGTCCCTTCTCCGTGACTAGCGTCGCACTTCGAGATGTCCACATTGAAGCGGTACACCTTACCGTGATGGTGGAAGGCGAGGCATGAGTCATCGGAAAAATAGGCAAAGTAGAACAAACCACGGGGTGAGATGATCTGATCGAAACACCTCTTGAGAGAGTGGTAATTCGGCGTCTTGATGAATTCAAGCTCGCCAGAAAGATGTTGGATCGGTTCAGCGGCCATGAAAGCCTTTAAGAACTCAGTGAGGCGGAAACCCTGCAGGCTCGCAGCGACACCGAGATCCCCGATCATCCGGATCACCTTATTGTGTTTGGCAATCTCATCTTTCTTAACTTTGTAGAGGACGCTCTTTAACCAGAGTGCATCCTCTCCTTCCCCAGCTTCCGTGAGTTCGATCCAGGCTTGGATGCGTAGAGCGAGTTTTGGATGTGGGTCTGTGTGATGGAGGCGTGCTTCCTCATACGTGCCCTGATAAGCTTCCATAAACTGCGAGATCTTAATGGACTCAGTCTCAAAGAAACTGGTGTCTGCAGTGTAGTCCAGTTGTTTACCCTGGAGGAGGAGGTCGTAGCCGCGAGCGGTGACCTCTTCCCCGCATTGGGAACAGTGAACGGAGCCAGGTGTGTTGGTAGAGAAGCAGTG